GCTGTGAGTACAGCTGAGGATTATCCTTAGCCATGGCGGCGAAGATGTCTTCCTTGAAAACATCATACGCCGCATCCATTGATGAGCGGTTCTTAGCGTCTGTGTCCCGTTTATATGTTGCCGCTTTTATCAGCGACGGCACTGCAGCGATCAGCTTTTCGGGCGGAACATCTTTCAGACTGTCATCGCTTAAATTCTGGATTGCTTCCATTACTTTATGGTTTGTTAATCGGGCAAGAGCCTCGGAAACATCAAGATCCGGATATTTGGCAAGCTCCTCGTTTATAAGGCGGAAGTTATTGCTAATGAGCATTACCTGCTCCAAAGAAGCATTCAGAGCCTGTGCATAACGTGCTACCGAAGATTTCGACACCTCATAACCGTTTTCACGGATGAAGTCTACAATGTCACTGTAGCGATATTCTGACGGGTTATTTATCATCATATCAACGGTTTCCCTGATGTCGCACGGCAGCTTGTCGACTTTACCTCTTTTACGATTACGTTTTTTCATAGTATCGCCTCCTTACAGATCTATGCAAGGATCTTCGATAGCACCGTTAACAAGCTGAATGCCCTTAGCGGTCAGCTTACCTGCAAGCTGTGTATAATCGTCGCCGATGCACTCTACAGCCTGTTCGGAACGTATCTTCACGAGCCGTATATATCCACCTTCAAGCAGATAATTAAGACTGTCAAGTGCTTCATTCTCAGCGATCTGAGGCTCAAGAGCGGCAGTTACATCTACGAGATTGACATAATCGGTACGGAGCAGATTGATTGCTCTGATCACAGCCCCATTGTTTTTTATAAACTTGTTTTTCCTGAGCTGATCTTTTATATTCATCAATTGCCCCTCCTGTCCTTATCGGCAAGATTATCTATCTTTGTTTCCAGACGTGTCATAACACGGATAAACTCGGAATTTTTGACTGACGTATCCTTAAGTTCATCAATTGCACTGTCAATCTTGTCTATAGTGTGCTTGATTTCTTCAACTTCTGCCTTTGTGGCATATCTGTCGTTCAGACTTTTGATATCACTCTTACATTCCTTTATCATATCAATATGGCTTTCGAGTTCAGATCTGGTAACGCATTTGTCCTGTCTGTCTATTGTCCGTTTGACGAAATACGATATAATGCCGATTGCAGCTGTGATTATTATGTTAATAGCTGTTGATAATATTGCTCCGATTTCCATTATATAAAATCCTTTCAAATGGCTTTATAATGCGTAATTTTTATGTACTATATTTAATGTAGTTTAATTGTAACATTTGCAAGCAAAAAAATAAAGCCCTATAGCAGTAACTGCACAAATTACTGCTATAGGGCTTTGATATCCAATTATTATATCATATTACGATTGAAAAGGACATTGGCAATATTGACAAAATCGGTTCAACAAATTCAGATGATATATCATTGACTTTTTTAACAAAGTAGATATAATGTAAATTGGCATTAAGTCAAGTTATGTCTCTTCGTCATGCTTCCACGCTGACTTCTCTATTTGTAAGAGCGGCATCTTTGCGATAGGAGAACACGATGAATAGGAAGTATGATGTGTCACAATTCCTTGAACGACTCTGCTTGCTGCTTATACTGATTATAATTATCAAGTATGCAGGATAGGGAGTCGAAAGGAAACAATCGCCGGGCTATTTCAGCCCGGCGATTATCTTTTCCTGTTCCTTTTTTGACAGTTCGAGTGCAGACATAACCTCCTCGGAATAGTCGTTTTCCTCGGCTATATTCCTTGCAACAGCAAAGTTTATAAGCGTTGACGGCTTTGCAACGGCAATGCGTTCACCGCCGAAGTAGCCGACAAGCTTGCGGTATGCTTCGATACCGATTACCTCAGCTATTTCCGCCTGCGTTCCTGTCAGATGCTTTATCTGCAGATAATCAAGTTTTGATTTT